CCGAATCGCGGGAGAAATGTTCGGGACGTTTTCCTGCGTCTGGTCGTCCACCTTGATCAGCCCGGTCAATACCACGTGGCAGGGCAGGTCCCGGAATTTGCGGACGAGCTTCCGGAGCTGGTTGGTCATCACTCCGTAGTCGTCACGGTCCACGAAATCCGGGTCAAAATCGGCCAATTTAGCTGGGTCGGTCAGCTTCTTGTATACCTTCGCCACTCGCTTGTCTGTGGCGTCCTCGCGCAGCGTGATATGGATCTCGGTCACCGAGTCCAGCACGACCGCGAACCAGCTGCCTGGATCGGTCCGCAAATCCGCAAGAACCTGCTCGTGCACGGCTTCCAGGCCCTCGCAGGTAACCCGGTCACCCTGATTGCGAGGGTAGACGGCGATATTTGCGACGTTGCAGCCCTGCGCTTCTAGTGCGATTTTCTTTAGACCGCCCTCGGCGCGGATCACCAGGATTTTGCCGTATCGGCTGGCCCGGCAAGCCGCAGTAGTCTTGCCGGAGCCCTCGGGGCCGTACATCAGCCAGTTGAAGTAGTCGGTGTCCTCTTCCAGCGACCCAAACATATTATCGCGGGCAGCGGTCCGGTTGGTCTGGCCAAACGTTTTTTGGAGCTGGGAAACCGTCAAGTTGGGAACGGACTCAACTTTCTCGTGGGTAATTGGAATCGAGCCATCATCAGTGTCTTCGACTGACGCGTCGCGAGCATTAGCTCCAGGGGCCATCTTGGGCATCGAGTTAGTTCCTTCCAGGGACTGTTACGGTTACTATCTTACCACAATGTTTTACAGGCGCGGGTAGTTGTCTCCGTACTCGCGGTGACGCTTTTCGCGGACCGTGAAACCGAACGAGTCGAGCAATTCGGCGTGGTCCCGATTGGTCTTCCTTGCCATCAAGTGAACCTGCAGGTACTCGCACCGCCAGGTGCAATGATCGGGCGCGGGAGACGAAAAGAGACTACCGGAGTATACCGCCCGCGTCGCGGCCATGGCGTCATTGGCGATGTTCTCCATCTCGACCGCCGTCCGGAAGGTCGGTGTCCGCTTGAAACGTTGCTCCAAGGTCATCGCCCCCTTGTTTCGCTGAGTACGGGCGTCCGAGCGGATGAACCCGAAAACCGGCACGCCAGCCGTCGTGAGCGCCCACATATAAAGACCAAATTGGTCGTCGATGTCGATTTCAACCTGGCGGGTAAAATCTTTGGCTGATTTGTGATCAACAATCCAGATCCGGCCAGTGCTGATCTCGCGGACAATAAGGTCGAGTTTGAACTGCAGCCAGACTGTGCGGCCGTCCGGAAGCACGCCCAATTTAACTCGCCCGGCAAATTCGATCGCGAGGACTTCCCAATCCGGATCGTTGCCGTAGCATTCAACGTGCCCGTTGAGCATCCAGTCGATTAGTGCGGCGTCCTCGTTAACGAATTGCCCTTTGCCGTTGTCCAGATGCAAATCGACGACGGCGTTCTTCGCGTCCAGTGGCTTGAGTTTATTTGCCCGCATTTCGTAGTAGTAAGTCTCCAGGCACGAGTGCCACAGGTTACCCCGAGAGAGTGGCGTTCCCGGCACGGGCTCGCGGCTGAAAAGCATCTGGTAGTTCCATTTGTGCTTCAACGGGCACTGCCGGAAGGTGTCCAGCTCCGAGTACGTGATGATCACATCACCTTCGGGAACCGGTCCGTGCGCGCTCGGCACGCAGGCCAACATGTTCTCTTTAGGCTTTCGCACGGGGTAGCCCTTTCATGGCGCGATAATAAGCGTGAACTTCGGCGTCTTTAGCATGGCCGCCTTCTTTGAGCTGGACTGCCGCCAGGGTTTTACCGTTTAGTTCCAGCCGGGAAACCATGGCCTTAAGAATGTGGGCGGGCTGCATGATGAGTGGCAAACCGCGTTCTTGGCAGATGTATTCGATTTTGCCGATAAGCCGGGCGGTCGGCAACTTTGATCCGATCAACGCGGTAGCAGTGTGCGGGTAAACACGAAATTCCTCCACCACCACCTCAGTGTGCGCGGTCGGAAACCCCCGTAACCGTTCGAGTAACCTTTCAGGAGTCATTTCACAAACTTCTCCGACGTGCCAGGCATCCGCGTACCGGTCGAGTACGCACCACCCGCAATGTACGTCACCAGGATCGATCGCAACTATCCTCATTTAAGCATCCCCAACTGGTCAAGATAGAAATCTATGGCTGACGCGCAGTAATTCATCTCGATGATTTCTTCTTCGTTCCGGGCGCGGGCCAGCCGTTCGGCTAGGTCTCGGAGTGTTGCTAAGATTTTGCGCTTTCTGGCCCGGACGCCAACATTGGTAGTCGACGGCTGGCCTGCGAAGTCCTCAGTCATCGGCGGCGGATATTACTTGGGCGTGGTAGTTGATCTCGACGAACGTCCCTTCGGGATTGAAATAGACGATGGTGTGTTCCGCCGAGTGGAAAGCCACCTGGTAATAGCTGCCCTTGGAATCCTCGATCTCCCGGACGCGCTCAAAAATCTCGGCGGCCGGATAAGAGAGTAAAACCACCTCCATCGGGAGGGCGACTTCGCGGCCGACGCTGGCCAGTTGCTTCGCCACCTCCGCGAACTCGTTAGCGAAAGTTTCGGTCCAATAGTCGTTCAGGTGCATGAACACGGTGCGGGCTCCTCAGTAGAATGTCTACTCTGTTATTATTTTAGTATACCATAGCTAGAGCCCCCGTCGCCAGGATCGGCGCGGGGGCTTCGGACTAGGAGCCGGTAACCTCTTCGAACTCGCCAGCGGCCTTGTAGACGATCTCGCCTTTCTTATTCGTGTAGTAAAACTCGTCCTCCTCGAAGGTGCCGTCAACTACCCAGCGGCCTACCTTAGCGCGTCCGGAACGCGGCTCGTTGGGGTCCACGACGGGCTCCGAAACTGGTAGCTGGTAGCTCTCGGGGGTGCGACCGGTCGCTATCCGGCCCCGTAATTTGGCCGGGAAAGCCCCCCCGAAGATAACGGCGGCCTCCTCCGCGCTGACTGTGCGCAGGGTGTCGGCGGTCTGGAGAGACACTTCGCGGCCGATCCGATAGGCGTGAAGAAGCAAAGAAACCAGCTTCATATCATGTCCCTGTTGGAACGAGGACTTCGGAGCGGTCGCACCCCCACATCCACAGAAGCATTTCGTTGGGCCAAACGTGATTAAGATGGGCTTGTTGTTGGCGGTGTTCTCGGCCATTTCGGACTCCTGAGTCGGGGGTTTCTGAGATTCTGCGAATATTTTACCATACTAGGGACTAACGATGCAAATTGAATGGGCCGAGTGCGTCCGGTCGTACTACGACTGTACGACCGGTACGACCGCTTCATATGCTCTGACCGGCGCGGTCGTGTGGTCGTAGCGGTCGCATACTCCGAAGAGCCCCCCCGGTAAAAGACGTAACGCGACACGAAGAACCTATAATAAAATAGTAATCCCCATAACTCTAATAAATAAAAATCCCTAAAAATATATATACTTACTAAAAACCTTTCTTACTTACTCTCATAAAAAGACTTTTTTCTATATACGACCAGTACGACCAATACGACCATAAAGGTGGGAATGGGTAAGATATATGCGACCAATATACGACCGGGTTACTTGTTGTTTCTGGAGTTGTGTTTGTTGTCTTTTTATTATGGTTATTAGGGGTTGTTGTATTGTTACGTCTTATTACGGAGATGTGGTAGAATAGTACCTATGAGCAATGTTGAATTAACCAAGGCGGCTCGGGCTCCGATCCCCGAGCAGGCGTACCGACCGGCCCGATCGCCCGAAGAGCTGGCCGAGCTGATCGCGCAGCTCCAGGCCAGTCCGGAGGAGTGGTTTATTTACTCCACCCACAAGACGCGAGGGTCGGCCCGCCAGAGGGTCCTATCGCTAAAGCGGTCGCAAACCTACGAGGGCCACCCCCTGCAGTGGCGCACTCAGCGCGCAGTCGAGGGCGATCCGTCCAGCCAGGTGCATGTACTGGTGTCGTGGGAGTCTTCGGAATAACGCCGATATAACGGCGCTCCGTGGCCTTCCGTCGTCTCCGGAGCTTCCAGGGCTACTTCAATGCCACCCAGCCCCCGAGAGGCCGACGACGGGCAAGGAAGACCACCGGAAGATGTGTCACAATGGCGACCCCCGCGCTCCAGACCTGCTCCGATTGCTCACTACAATTCCAGAACCAGGCCGCATACGACCGGCACCGCACGGAGACGGCAGTCTGCCTCTATCCCAGCCTCTGCGGCCTGGTTCCGGGACACCCCGTCCAGGTCTGGTCCATCGCTAGCGACTAACTCGAAAGACTCTCTCCATGACTGAACTCAGGCAAGTCGGCGTGTCCGAACTATTCGAAATACACGAGATCTACGACGCCGAGGACGAGGTGGCGTACCCTTCGCAAGTATTACCAGATCCCGAGCTAGTCGAGTGGACGGTCGCTTACGATACTGAGGCCAGCGGCCTGCACGAAGACGATGGCGCCCGCGTGTCGGTGATCTCGCTGGCCTACAAGCTAGACGGCGTGGTCCATGCGTTCGCCTGGCCGTTCGGGCAGGGACCAGATGGCTCCGAGAAATTCACCATCCCGGCCGACCACAAAGACTACGACCGCATGACAGCGCGTATGGATATCGGCTCGGGAGAGTGGCGTTGGCTCGGCAACTGGCTGGCCAGTCAGAAAGTGTTAATCGGACACAACATCAAGTATGACACCCACATGATGCTAGCGGGCGGGATCAACGGACAGCCAGGAATTGATCTCCGGCACAACAGCTGGTGGGACACCATGGTTGGCGCGAAGGAATTGTGGCCGCAGTTCCGGCTGGCGTTAAAGCCGCTGGCGGTCCGGTTCTTTCAGGAGGACGCCGACGCGGAGCAGCGCGCCTTGCAGCCCTACCTCGGACCCAAAGCCGACGCCCGGTACGACCGGGTACCTTGGCCAGTCATGCAACCGTACGCCATCAAGGACGCGCTTTATACGTTCCTGGTTTTCGAGATGCAGCAGTGGCGGGCCAGCGAAGGCTACGATGGCAGCCAGTGGATCGGCCGCGAGATCAAAGTGATGCACGCCCTGCTCGGTATGGAGCTAGCCGGCATCCCATATAGCGCGCAGTACTCTCGTGACATCGCGGACAAACTCGCGGAGCGCCAGACGGCTCTACTAGCGACGATCCCCTTCCTGCCCAAGGACGCCAAAAAATGGTACTTCACGGATAAACTGCCCGGATCGCTGAACAAGCGCCCCTTGAAGAAAACCGCGCCCACCAAGAGCTTTCCGGAAGGCCAGGCCCAGTTAACGGCCGATATCGTCCAGCGGATGGCCTCGATCGGTGAAGACACGTGGCCCCACGCCCAGGCTCTTTTCGACGTGAACAAGATCGCCACCGCGCTCAAGATGTGGTACCGCCCATACGCCGATCGGACCAACTCCAACGACTCGCGGCTCCGTTGCGTCTTTAGGCATGTGGCGTCGGAGCAGGGCCAGCAGAAGGAGGCCGGTACTCGGTCTGGCCGGTTCTCCGTTGAGCGGGTGAATCTGCAGGCTATTCCGCAGGACTACCGGGTCCAGATTGGAGTACCCACTCCACGGACAGTGGTGGGGTACGCGGTCGAACAAATACCCGGCTGGTCGCTATGGGAATTGGACCTCGCCCAGGCTGAACTGCGAGTCGCCGCGATGTGGGCCGGTTGCGAGAAAATGCTCAGTGCGATCGCGGAGAAACGCGACCTCCACGGCGAGACCTGCGCCGAGCTGTTCAACCTAACTCCGGACAGCCCTGATTGGGGACAATACCGCCAGCTGGCTAAGCGGTCGAATTTCTCGCTGATCTTCGGGTCTGGGCCGGTGACTTTTCGCGAGGCGATGGCCAAGGAAGGTACCTATCTGTCGCTCGGTGAATCGAAAGACATTGTGTACGGCTGGCGCGATCTCTACCCGGAGTTTTCCGAGGCGATCGACTGGCACCAGGACTTTGCGGCGGAAAACGGATATGTGGTGTTGGCAAATGGCCGCTATCGCCGTTTCACGGAGGGCGAGCAACAACACAAAGCATTCAATCAACGCGTTCAGGGCAGCATTGCCGAACTCGGTAAAGACTGGCTCGTCGACTCCGACGCCAAACTCAAGCACTTCCGCCAGCAAGGTCTGGATGCTGGGATCGGGCGTGGTGGTCTGATTCTGGTGATTCATGACTCCCAAGTCTTACTGTTACCCGATGGAGAGGCGGACCAGTACGTAACATCAACCACGCAAGCCGGTATCCGGTTTTGGGACAGAATGTTTCCGGGAGTTCCCGGAGAGATTGAAGCGAAGCAGTGGGGGGCACACTAAAGGAGTTCAGAATGTTTGGAAGCTTGATCTACTGGATCGGGTACGTCTCGGGCCTGGTTGTTGGGATAACTGGTGGAGTACTAGGTTACTATGTTATCCTAGTGAGAGAACGACAACTCACCCAGCCACCGAGGACATCTCATGCCAGACGACTCATTAATCGATACCGCCGTTACCAGCCCCGGCACGCAGCCTTCCGAGCCGCTTGTCACCGAAGAATCTATGAAGCGATTAAGAACCCTATACAAACTTGGCGACGACTTGATGGCTCAACTTGGTCACGAGCAGCCGATCGATTTCGCGGCTATCGAGCCAAACTTGCGGATTTTAACGACCGGCCAAGCCTTTCTGCTGGAGATGCTCTTAGAGACCATCAATCAAGGCCTATCACGCCGCATAGAGTGGTCGTAGATTTAACCAAACCTCGCGATCGTTATTGCGGAGTGGTTCCAGTTGGTCCCAACGGATTCGATCCTCAAGAGGTTCGCAGGGCGATGCAACCCCATTATTTGCTACGCTAGATCAGTCCATATGTCTATTGTTTAGGAGTCACCATGTTCGTCACAGCTAAAGTTACGCTCGATATTGACCCGAAGAAGTGGCGCAACGAGTACGGCCTGACGGCGGCCGAAACTGGCGATCACATCCGGTCGAAGATTCAGCTTGAAGCCGAGACCGCGCTCAAGGACCTCTATTACGAACGGCTTGGCCTGCAGCGGGACGCTCCGAAACCCGCCGAGTAGATCCTCCGCGCAACTGCCGCCCCCTCAGGTTCTAGTAGTCTGGGGGGCGGTATGTTATACTAGTAGGGTATGTAACCTAGTAAGGAGTTCAGATGAGCAAGTACACGGACAGGCTCTCGGAGCGGGCAAAAATATTGTCGGCGGAACTGGCTAAAACCCTAAAGCGGCTGGACGATATGGCGGTCCGGACGCCCAAGGAACCAGAATACGAAGCCCGGACCGCTGAATACGTGACCTTCGTAAAGTACTTCACGGGAACTACGCCGTACCGGTACGTGGCCGTCCGTCCGGAGAACCGGCACTCTTGGTCCGTATCAGGCAAGCGGGGACACGAACGGTTTACGTGGATACTGTTGATGGATTTCGTGTTAGACCAGGAAACCAACGCCGAGCGCGCGATTGCGTCAGTGTCCCGGCTGGGTGAGTTCCCGCGAGACGCCCGGTTCAGCGAGCGCCAGGACGCGGAACGCGAGCGCCACGACGCGTTTCTAATCACCCACGATCAGCACCCCGAATTTTAAGAAAGAGAGAATCGATGTTTCACACTAGTCTCGATGTGGTCACAGGAGGCCAATACGGCTCGGAGTCCAAGGGGAGAGTGGCGGGAGAGCTCGCCAAACTTCACGGCCAGGACGGGCGCCGGGTGGTCGGCGTGCGGGTAGCCGGACCAAACGCCGGGCACGTGGTGGTTGATAAAGGTGAGCGCTGGGCAATGCGGCAAATACCCGTCGCGTTCATCAACCCGGACGCTGAGCTCTATATCGCGGCCGGGTCTGAAATTGATCCAGCCGTATTGCTCGACGAATTGGACCAGCTTGAGGGCGCCGGGTACGACATTCAGGGGCGACTGAAAATCTCGCCGCAGGCCACGATTCTGGAACCTCGCCACATCCAGGCCGAGCAGGAATCGGATATTGTTTCGCGGCTCGGATCCACGGCTAAAGGCGTGGGTGCGGCCCGCGCTGATCGGATCTGGCGAACTGCGACTATCGCTGGGACTTATGCCGAATCCTGGAAGCGAACCTACGGCCTCGTAATCAAAGAAGTCGAGCTGAATGAGCCCCTGAACCGTCGCGATCACCTCTCCGTGGTCATCGAAGGCACTCAGGGCTACGGGCTGGGCCTGCATGCCGGGCTGTACCCACAATGCACGTCGTCGGATTGCCGGGCCATTGACTTCCTAGCTATGGCAGGTATCTCGCCGTGGGCACTTAAGGTATTTGGTCCGCACGACGACCGATTCCAGATCCACGTAGTCACCCGGCCCAATCCGATTCGGGTCGCAGGTAACTCCGGCCCGATGCTGGACGAAACCTCGTGGGCAAATCTCGGTCTCGAAGAAGAACGGACCACGGTCACCAAGAAGATTCGCCGGGTGGGTGGCTGGGATTCCGAGATCGTGCGCCAGGCCGTAATCGCTAACGGCATCGAGCATGTTGGCATCGCTTTCGCGATGGCTGATCACGTGCTTCCGCAGGTCAAAGGGATGACCACGGAGAGTGAGTTACGCTCTTTGTCAGCCGAGTCCTATGGCGAGGTGGTGGGGTGGCTCGACATGATCGCTCGCGAAACCGGCGCCGATGTAACTTCAATGGGTACCGGCCCGGATAGCACGGTGTGGTTATGAGCATCAAAAGCACTGACAACGGGTATACCGGGATTTGTGAAGTACTGCAGTGCGGTTGGGTCGGGGGACGCAAAACGCATCTTGAAACGGCGAGGATCGATTTGCTGGTGCATGATCGCAGGACCCACGCTCCGCTCGCCCCGAAAGGTTGGGAACACGACGTTTCCCGAAACGTTTTGCCTCTCAAAGTGGGGCTTCCGGAAAACTATACCGGCTCCAAAGAATGGCACCTTGGTACAGAATTGGCGGTCAACACTAAAAACCCCCAAATGGGGTATGTAGTGTTGGTACACAACGACCACAACGCGTTTTTCCCTATTATTCGCGCAATTATCGAGCGTGAAATGGTTCCGGTCGCGGAGACGGTCGAAAACATCGAACATCTGCTCGTGCCTACACCGGCAACTGTCGAGTCGGATTTACGGGCCTGGTGGGAAACCACTTCGGAGCAGGACCTCGAAGAAACGGTTCCTAAGGCTGTGGAGTATGGCTCGCAGTCGATGATCGATTACGGCCGGACGTTAGCTCGGGTCGCGGGCCGCAAAGTAACTGACGCGGAGGCCCTGGAGTGGGCAATCTTCGCCTACATGGCCGGGAAGCTGGGCCGGTGGACGGCGGCCCTCCAGCGGGGCGAGAAAGTATCAGACGATACATTAAAGGACTTGACCATTTATAGCTTGATGGCCCGCAAAGTCAGGGAGACCGGCGAATGGACGTGATGATCTGGGCGATTACGGTCCTAACTCTGGTCAATACTTTATTGCTGCTTGCGATCTGGAGCGACTAAATGACCGGCATATATTTTGCCCACCCAATAGACCACGACACCGAGCAGGGTTTTAATTCGCTGTACGACAGCACCATCGATCAGCTGATCTTTGCCGGAGCAGTGGTGTATCGCCCCTCGCTGGCCTGGTCGCACGATAAGACTCCCCGTCCAGCACTACAGAAAGGCAACCTAGCAGTACTCCAAGTTTCAGATGGAATGCTCGCCCTGTGGCCGGGTGCGCTGATGTCCATTGGTCTGCCGATTGAAGTGCTTATTGCGCTCCAGGCGGGCAAGCGCGTAGCGTTGATGACTGACATCGAGGGTAGCTGGGTTCTTAGCTGGCTCGAAGACGTTTCGCAGAACCACCTCCAGATGTTCACACTTGACCAGGGATCGGAAGCAGTCGAATGGGTAATGAAATAGCAGCGACGTTCGTGCCGGACACGGTTTCGGTCCGGATGGGGGTGGTTCTCCGAGTCAAACTCGAACACCGGGATTTCAAACCAACGCGGGCCTACGCGGATGACGCGGGTTTTGACCTGTTTGTCTCCGAGCGGGCCGTGATCTCGCCCGGCGAGTTCGTGGACGTGAAGTCCGGAGTCAGCGCGGAGTTCCCGAAACACATCTGGGGTATGATCCAGGGCCGGTCGTCTACGCTCCGAAAACGCGGCCTCATGGTCAATCCAGGTGTGATTGACGCGGGCTATCGTGGGCCGCTGTTCTCCGGTGTCTGGAATCTGGGCCGGACCACGCAGATACTGGAGGTCGGAGAGAGGGTAGCGCAGCTGATTTTGTTCCCAAATGTTACCGAGAAGGTACTGATCGAAATTTGCGAAGAATTAGCTGACCACCCGCGTGGTAATAACGGGTTCGGTAGCTCAGGCGCATAACTTGCGTTAGGGGCTAGTAATCTGGTAACCTAGTAACATGACCAATTGGAGAGTTAGCCTCATGAAGAAAGCCCTAATCGTCGCGGGACTGGGGGTACTGCCGATTCTGCTGGCCGTTCCGGTCGCAGACGCCCGGCCGAATCCGGCGCTTCCGTTCTACCAGCACACCCCCGAGCTGATTCAGTCAACCAGCACGCTCAAGACGCTGGAAATGCGGCACTGCGACAATAAAGTCCGGTTCTGCTGGGGTTCGTTTGATCGCCCGCAGCTGGTTCCGAATCCGCTGGTTCCGGGATTCGGTGGGCCAGTTCTCCGCGTTCCGGTTGGCCTCGACGGCAAGCCCGCGTTCGGCCTCCTAATCGAGACGGGCTCCGCGAAATGACCGGCCGTCCGAAAACCGTAGATGACCTGCCCGACTTCAAGCAGGGGCCAATCGAGATCGTATCGGTTAATTTGGCCGAAGCCATCAAATGGCCAGGATTCGCCGCTGATTTGCTCCACGCGGCGGAGAACGCTCAAGCCGAGGGTACAGCGATCATCGTGGTTGATGGCCAGTTGTTTAAAGTGGTTCGGGCCAAGACCGAGGAGGAGCTCGCCGCGAGCCTCAAGGTCGAGCAGGACCAGTGGGACCGGGCCGAGAAGCACTATAGGGCTTGGCGCACGGACTCGAAACATTTGCCTCCAAAGTACGCCTACCACACCGTGCGTCGGCACTACCGGGCTTACGACCTTGACTCCATTCCGGAGATCGAAAAATACTTCCAGAAGCAAGCGTTAGCGGAATAGTCCTTGGTTTCAAACGTTCGAGGCGGTATCCTTGGAAAGCAGGGGTACCGCCTTTTACTATGGTAGGATTAGGTAAATGGACACGTTCTTTCTAGACATTCCGGGCGAAGGCCCCGCCGTACTGGAATACCCAGTACCTCTCGGCACATTGATGAGTCTGTATGTCCAGATTGACGAGGAGAACGCGCGAGCGTTTCCCGGCAAGTCGCGGGCCGATTTTCAGGGCTGGAGGCTCGCTCAGGTCCAAACACGCGGTTTGCCAGACGGGGCATACGCCAAGATTGAAACTTTCACGTCTCTCGGTAACGTCACCCTGGTGGCCGAAGGCACTGTTCGACGGGCAGTCTAATGCGCGAGCGGCAGGCGAAGTATGTACTTCCCCCAGACCAGGAAGCTCAATTCCGGGCCTGGAATGCCGAAGGTAAAACCCTAACCTGGTGCGCGGAACAATTCGATCTATCGCTCGCACACGCGAGCCGGATTGGTAAACGGCTGGGACTGCTCTGGTCGGGAAACAACCCCGGCATGCAAGCGATGGCCGACCGTGAACGCCAAAAAGTGGCTACGCTTCGGACCGCACTGTCCGCCGCGTTGCTGGCCGACGCAATTGCCCTCCGCGAGCGAATCTGGGAAACCTACGACGTAGTAGCGGTAACCCGAGAAGGTCTCGATACTATTGAGCTGGAGCTCCCTGACGCTAAGGCAGTAGCGGATTTCACCAAGGCCGTGGACAGTCTCGTGAAATCCCACACGAACCTTTCGGTGCTGGGTGAAGCGCAGGGCCGCGATATCGTGGCTTCGATGCTGGGCCAGCTGTTCGAGAAGCTGAAAGAGAACACCGACCCGGAGGCCGACGATGACGTTTGACCTCGATAATCTGTCGATTTCGCGCAAACAAGCAATCCAGATGGGCCAATCCACCGCCGAGGCTCCTTCGATTAACCTCTCCGAGGGCGCGGTCCGTTCCGGAAAAACTGTCGGCGCCAATTTGTGCTACATCAAGGAGGTGGCGTGCGACCCCGGCGGGGATGGAGAATACGCCATTTTTGGCCGTACCCGCGAAACCATTGGCCGGAACATCCTGGCGCCAATGATGAACCCTCGGATGTTTGGTTTGGCCAGCCAATTTATTCGGTACAACGCGGGTGCCCCCACGGCACAGATCTTCGGTAAAACCGTTCACGTCATTGGAACTTCAAACGTGCTCGCGGAGAACGTGATCCGTGGTTTGACACTACGCAAGAGCCTATGCGACGAGCTGACGCTGTTCGATGAAGAGACGTTCAACATGATCGTTTCCCGGCATTCGGTGGCTAACGCCTGGATCGGTGCGACCACCAACCCGGACCATTCTAAGCACTGGGTGAAGAAGAACTATATCGACCGGCCAGATCTTGGGCATCGCACCTTCCATTTTGATCTGCGCGACAATGCGGAAAACCTGCCTCCTGGCTACATCGAGCAGCTCGAAGCCCAGTACACCGGCCTATGGCGTAAACGATTTATCGATGGCCTGTGGGTGGCGGCCGAAGGGTCCATCTACGAGACGTGGGAAGAAGACCGGTACGTCGTTCGGCACGGCGACATCCCCGAAATCATCCGGCTGATCAGCATGGGGATTGACTACGGCGACACCAATCCCACGGTCGGTATCCTCCTTGGGATCGGGACGGACTCGAAGCTCTACGCCCTAGACGAGTGGCGACCCCCCCGTGGCGCGCCGTCCGAGCGCACGAAGGGGCTACGCGAATGGCTAGCTCGCGGGACGTGGGGACCGGATGCTAGGCAGACCTACGCCGAAGTGCCTTATTTGTTTATCGATCCTGCGGCGGGCGCGTTCAAATCCCAGCTCTTGGTTGACGGCATCACAAACGGGTACAATGCTAAGAATGAAGTCACCGATGGAATCCTCCTGGTGTCTTCGTTGCTCGCGACGGATCAATTGCGGATATCGGACCGCTGCACGATGCTCCGCGACGAGCTCCCCGGCTACGTCTGGGACAAGAAGAAGAGCGATAAAGGCGCGGACCAGCCGAAAAAGGAAGACGACCACGCGTGCGACGCGCTACGCTACGCTATTTTGTCAGCTCAGCCGGTGTGGCGCCCGTGGATTCCCAACCTTGACCAGGTGCAGAAAGCACCACGTATCATGATGGAGGCGATTGTCGATGCCGTTACCCGAGGGTAAGCAACTCAACGAGTGCTGGCCGCCAAAGCCTTTCGGGGGGATGGCCGACGACACGTTTAACGAGATCCAGGCTTGGTGGACTGGCACGCCGGAAGCCCTCGACGGGTTTTATCGGGGCCACAATTTGGGCCAGGTTTCAGGGCCGGTGGTCAAAGCCTGGCAGTACAACGGCGGGTTTACTGGGTGGGTTGCTCGTAAATTCTGGGGCGATCCTCCACTGGCTGGGAGCCAGCAAAAACGACTGCATTTGCCGTTGGCGAGCGATATTATCGAGACCAGCTCGACATTGCTTTTCGGGGAGCCGCTATCATTCGCTTTCCCCGGCAAAAAAGTAGTCGCGGAAGATGGCTCGACCTCAACGAAAAATAGTGAGAGTTCGAAAACCTCCTCTCGCCTCGATAGGGTTCTTAACAACGACGAAGTACATTCTTCGTTGCTAGTCGCAGGGCAGTTGCAGAGTGCCTTCGGAGGGGTTTACGGCAGGATCGTCGTCGACAAGGAAATAAAGGACTGGGCATGGTTCGACTTTATTGACGCAGACCGTGCTGTACCCGAGTTTCGATGGGGACAATTGGTAGCAGTCACATTCTTCACCGTACTATCTGCGGAAGACGAAAAAGGGGGTTGGCTGAGGCACCTCGAAAGGCATGAGCCGGGCAAGGTCCTACATGGTCTCTACCGAGGGGAAAAAGACCGTCTCGGACAGATCGTTCCGCTGACTGAACACCCCTCGACCGAGCGGCTGATACCCCAGTTGCTGAACGGTAACGAGATTCCCACGGGACTCGACAACAAGCTAGCCGTCGACTATATTCCGAATGCGCCGTTTAACCCGCAGTGGCGTAACGTGCCGGATCTTCGGGAACTTGGCCGACCGGACCTCACACCTGATGTGCTAGGGCTGTTGGACTCGCTAGATGAGACGTACACCTCGTTGATGCGAGACGTGCGTCTGGCCAAGGCCCGCTTGGTCGTCTCGGGAATGTTGCTGGATGATCGCGGGCCGGGTAAGGGAACCTCAATGAATCTCGACCGCGAAGTCTACGAGCAGTTGAGCGGTGACCCCAACGCGCCTTTGATGCAGGCTCACCAATTCGCGATCCGAGTGGACGAGCACATCCGGATTGGTGACGATCTCAGCCACAAAGCCATCCGGAAAGCGGGCTATTCACCGTTCACGTTTGGGTACGGGGACGATGGTGGCGCGATGACCGCGACCGAGGTCGAGGCCAAGGCAGCGGCGTCGTTCCAGACGCGCAAGGCGAAGTCGCGATACTGGCGCGCGTTCTTTGAGAAGATGGTCCCGCGTTTGTTGCAGATCGATGCCCAGCAGTTCGGTGAACAAGCCCCGAAAAACGAGGACATCGAGATCACGTGGCCGCCTGCTGTTAAAGACACGGATCTGGTTCGCGCTCAGACTGTCCAGGCTTGGGATGCGGCCAAGGCGGTTTCGCTCGAAACCAAAGTCCGGTATTTGCACGCCGACTGGGACGAAGATCGAGTGGACGAAGAAATCGAACGCATCGAAGGTGAAACTTCGGCCAGTGCCCCCGTTGATCCGTTTGCGATTGGGGCCGAAGGAGTCACACCTCCGGCGGATACACCACCTGGATTTGACGCGCAGAACGCGCCGCCCAATGGCCAGCAGCCACCGGCTCTGAATGCCGCTGCCAACGGTGGCCAGCCCGCATCAAACGTCCCACGCAACGGCCCACCAACTCGCTAAGGAGAATTAATGATCGACGTAATCTGGCTTCGGGGTACCACCGAGAACATGGTTCCGGAGAGCGTGTCCATGCAATTCCTGGACAAGCTGAACGGTGGGTTTCAGGTTTTGCCGATTCAATACCAGGCCAGCTACGGGAATCCAGGGTCGTATCACGATTCTCGGATCGAAGGCCGCGATAACGCACTCGTCCAGATCCGCAATTCACAAAACCCGTTCATTATTGGCGGGTATTCACAGGGCGCGGATATTGCGGGGGATTTGCTGGCCGAGATTCTGGGCTGGGTTTCGGTTCCAGGCCGGGTGATGGCTGACGATCTAGTTGAAATTCAGCACCGTTGTCGTGGGGGTGCGTTCATCGCGGATCCACAGCGGCCAACGAACCGGTATCTCGGTTTGAACCCCGACCCCGGTCAGTCGAGCTACGGGATCAAGGGCAGCCGGGACATCACAGCCCGCAAGGCGTTCTGGGTGGCTGCTCCGCGAGACCCTATCACGGTCATGCGGCCAGGCAACCCAGCCCGCAGCATCGCGGACTTTTCGGACTTCTTTGCCCTGAGCACTCCCGAGGACGCGACCCGATGGGGTCTTTCGATTATCCAGAAGGCCCTCTCCGGGCAGGCACAGCCCTGGTGGCTACCTGAACACTGGAAGGACTGGGGAGGGGCCATCGAGGCCATCGCGAACTACCTCGGGACGCGGCACACGACCGCGTACGTTGAAGAGGGGTTTTGCGAGATGCTGGCCAACGCGGTCAACGGATACCAGTGGGTGGCGTAGTATTGCGCAGGTATAAAACCTACTGGTAAGATAACAATCGTAGTCAAGGAGCTAAGCGCAATGACACCTCTCGACCGAGCGGATAACGGTGGGCGTGGAGACCCAGAGACTGCACGGAAGGTCCACTGACTAGGGCTGATCACCCGATATCGCGACCTTCCGTTTTGGGAAGATAGCTCAATAGGCAGAGCCTCAACACCAATAGCGTCCTGAGCGCTGGCGTCAATGTTGAGAGGCAGAGGTCCGAATCCTCTTCTTTCCACGGTCACCCGTTCGGCGGAACCCCTCATAAGCCACCGATCGGCGCCCGGCACGAGGGACCGCTAGGACTCTTAATCCAGTGGTTGGGAGCGCTTCGGCGCACGTGCCGTTAGGGAAGGTAGCTCAGTTCGGTAGAGCAGGGTCGCACCCAGTCGGAGGTTCAAATCCTCCCCTTTCCACAGAACTAACGACCGTAGTAACCTGAATAAATCCCATTGAGCTCGGCGGGTGTCAAGGAGCGGGGCGAGTTCTGGCGGCGGCCGTTAAACGTACGGAGCTGGCCTCCGCCTGGTGATCTAGTTTTCGGACTAGGTGAGGAAGACACTAGGCGGAGGCCAGAACTGTATGTTAACCTGGTAGGTATGGATAACGAAACCTACAACCCCAAGACTCCGCAGGCAGTCCAGCGCCAGCTAGAGTCACTGCTCGACTTGATGGCTCAGCCTCAGTTAAAATCGCTGCAGACTGTGACGGCCATGTTGGCGAAAGGCTCTCCGCAGGTCCTCGATGGCCCTCAGGGTACGTTCGTCATACCTGCGGGCTCCAAATCCCAGGACGAGGCCGTCAGGATACCGAGCGATATGGTCGACAGCATTCGCCACCTGTCTGCGCGCGTGGGCGAGACGTTTCACACCCTGTATTCAGCGCTGGACGACGAGCAGCGGGCCAAATTAGCGCGGGTGGTGGACCAGCGCGTACGTCGGGCCAAGGTATCCAAATCAGTTGTCCGGAAAAACTGGTACAACGAGTATCAGAAGAAGGGTATTGCGTCTTAGGGGTATAGTATGGTAATCTGACAATATGCCAGCGACGCAGATTGACCCGGATTTCGAAGACGTTCAAGCCGCTTTCGCGGAGGAGGGCCTAGCCGGTCCTGAGAATTTCGAATGATCGCTCGCCTAAACGATTGGAAGGTTAACGCTTTGGACGCCTGGACAACCTTACTATTTTGGCTCTGGACCAACATGCCACGTGGCGGGAGGCCGTTCTGATGATGAATCGCGAGAAACGCGCAAACTTTAGGCGAATCCTGTTCAAGATGGATTTCCGCCCGACCAAGGACCAGGTGAAAGACCTGCTCGACACCTGCGACGAGCTAGACCGCGAGCTGGTCCACACACGCGGCAAATTCTCCGAGCAGGCCATTCGAGCGGCTCATCTCCAGCGCACACTGAACCAGATACCAGCATCGAGGGAACCTTAATGACTAACTACCCCGTTTACAAGCCAGGCGACCCGCCGGGCGTTTACGCGATCTCCGAAGAGATGGTGGAGCAGGTGGCCCAACATTTTCGGAAAGCGGTAGTCGAACGAGCTGACAACGGCCTCAATCACATGCAAGTGGACGAAGACGGCAAATGGTTCTGTGTTTGCACATCAACTCGCAAGATCGAGCCGCACGACCATTCTTGGGCGATCGCTGGTCTCCTTGTTGACCGCTGCCGTATCTCCGGATGTCACGAATCGCGGTACGCCTGATGGCTCGCCACGAACACGACTGGGACTTCAACGACGACCCGTACACTCGGACCGCGATCAGTTGCCGAGCGTGCCCGACCAAATGGAAAAAGGGCACGCCCAAACCAGCCTCGTCGTGCTGGAAGGTCGCAGCGCCCAGTTGGGACCAGATTCCGTATTTCTCAGCCAATCCGTTTCCCGTCGAACCCCTGATTCTCGGAGGCTAATCCCCCATGTACGACTTTCCGGAAGACCGCAAGCGCGAGGTCTACCTCAACACGATCAAGCAGATCAAGCGAGACTTGCTCATCCACGACGTCAAGGTCGCGGTCGGCGCGTTCCTCGCCGTACTCGCGCTGGGCCTGGTTTGGGTGTGGATTATCTAATGAAGGAGACTTCTTGGTTGGGCTTTCTGCCCCTAATCTGGTTAGCACTATTTGGAGGAGTCGGTTAATGGCATCACCCCGCAAAGTCGCGGAATGCGGCACAGACTCCGGGTACTCCCGGCATCACTTCAATGGCGAAATCGCCTGCGGCCCGTGTAAGGATGCGCACGCGCTCAAGGTCCGGCTAGCCCGGCATTCGTCTTCCAAACTCCCAGTCCGCCGGTTCAAAATCAAGACACCAGAGCGGGTGACGATTCCACTTAACATCTTCGCAGAGATGTATTGGACGGCTTCGGCCAAAGTGGTCGACATGCTTGACGAAGCCCTCGGAGTCGATAAGGTCGACGAACTGATCAAGTTCGCGGACCAGGCGCAGGCCGCTGATGCCTAAATCGGTGATGGTGGAGGCAGCCTTCTTGAATCGGATGTTGCTGGTTCTTAACCAGGTCAAGCTGCACGCTGAGGTCTGGGTTGCGCCCACCAGCTGGCAGCCCGAAAACCCAGCCAGCCTGTCCATCGAGGAGGTGGCGAAGTTGGTCACACTCGAAACAACGGAGCGATGCGGCAAAGTTCTGATAAGTGAGCTAGCCGCGCTGGAAAACTCGTGACCGACGAAGTTAAAGGAGTCGTGCATGTTCCACTTTGCGAAATCACGGGGGTTCACGAGTGGGAAACTGGAAGAAGCATTCTGGGAGAACCTCTTTCGAATGTTTGCGTTGATTGCGGAACTGAAAGGACCATTTGATGGGACAGCATGGACGCGAGGATATCGAGCGGTTAATCCCGGCCGTCGCTATCGTCCTGATTTTAATGGCGTGTTGCGGAGCTGGCGTGTTCGCCCTAGTTTTAGCGCTGCTATGACTACGGTCGTGATGGCCATTTGCGGAGTCGTTCTAAGTGCTGTGTTCGCGGTGGTATGCTGGCTGGTAGGCGAAGACGACTAAACACAAAGGAAATCCAATGGCTAGAACAATTACCCCTCTGCAGCTTGCCGACATCTCGCTCGAAGTAATGCAGTCTCGCGGAGTCGAGATCTGGGCAGCTTCTGTAGAACTCGAACCAGAGAATGTGCCGTATCCACCGAACACGCGGCCATCGGTTGAATGCCTACCGGACTACGAAGCCGCGCTAGCCACGTTCATTCAGGAGACTATCGATCCACCCGAATAGATGCTAGACTAGGGGGATGGCAATATCCCCTCCTCAGGTCACCGGGCTTACCCGCTCGGTGACCAACATCTATGCGGAGGCTGAATACCAGCTAGTCCAGCTAGTCGCCCAGTACACCGCGAAGGGTATCGAAACCCCCAGGTGGGCGGCCCAGCAGCTCGACGAGATCTATTTGTTCCGCTCGGCAGCCGAGGACTTAATGCGGACGGTTCAGGCAAAATCCGGCGCAGCGGTCCGGCATTCGGTCTATCAGGCCGCGCGAGTGGGCCAGGAGACCGCTTCGGGGGAGGTGGCGAGAGTCCTGCGGCGAGAGGTCGCTCCGATCGCGAGAGACCTCGGAGTGATCACACGGACGCCAACGCGGGCTATCGCGAATCTGGCCCTAGAAACTCAGAACAACCTCAATCGCACACACCCGCGTATCCTGCGCGCGGTCCAGGACGACTACCGGATGATCATCTCGCGCGTCACTGGGAACGTCTTGACAGGCGTGCATACTCAGAAGGAGGCGCTTCAAAGCGCACTCGACCAGTTCGCGGAACGCGGAATCACTGGGTTCACAGACGCGGCTGGCCGCCACTGGTCGATCAGTTCGTATGCCGAGATGTCGATGCGGACAGCCAACACCACTGCGTTAGTTAATGCGCACACGCAAGAACTGCTCGACGAAGGCCACAAATACGTGATTGTGAGCGACAACCCGCAGGAGTGCGCGAAATGCCGACCCTACGAAGGCAAGATTCTGTCGATCGATGGCAGTGGCGGAGGCGGAGGCAAAGTCGAAGGCGTGAATCAGCTCACCGGCCGGATCATGAAATTCGAAGTCCTGGCTAGTCTGGCCGAGGCACGTTCGGCGGGACTGTATCACCCTAATTGCCGCCATTCCCATAAGCTGTACATGCCAGGCATCACCGAGCCCCCCGAAGACACCGCCGATCCAGCTGGCGAAGCTGATCGAGAGAAGCTCCGGTACCTCGAAAGACAGGTTCGGGCTGCTAAGCTACGGCAAGCCGCCGCGATAGACTCCGCTGGCCAGCGAGAGGCCAAAACAGACGTTTCCCGTTGGAATGCCGCTATTAAACAGCATACCGACACCACCTCCGCGAAACGCCAACGTGATCGTGAAAATCCTAAGACCGGTAACGCGGCGAATGTGTCCTATCGTGCATAGGTACCTTAACTAGGGTTGCTATGTTAAAATGTGAATAGGTCCGCAGGGACTGAACCTTTAGAGAGCCGCAGGGCTCACCAACCCGCAGGGGAACAAAAATGGCAGAATCAGCGGCGGACGCCGGAACCACGACCGAGGGTACTACGACCGCACCGGAAGGTACGGAAGTCGAAACCTCCGAAGTGGAACTAGACACCAAAACTGACAACGCCGATATTCTCAAGCAGGCCGCCCGCAAGTGGGAAGGCCGCGCCAATAAAGACAAGGCGCGGGCCGACGCACTAGCGGCTAAAATGACCGAGCTAGAGGGTAAGAGCCAGAAACAGCTCGACAGCATCGCCGTCGCGCTGGGGCTCAAAAAGGAAGAGGCCACAGTCGAGGACCTGAGCAAAGCGCTCACCGAGTCGACTGGCAAGATATCCGCAGCGGAGGCTAGTGCCAAAGCCGCGAACATCAAGCTCGGCGTCTTCACAGCAGCGACCAGCGTTGAGGGCGCAGAGCCCGCGAAGCTGCTCGACTCCATCTCGTTTATGAAAAAGGCGGATGCGCTCGACCCGGCATCCGACAAATTCAACGAGGAGATGGCGAAGCTGGTTAAGGAGAACACCAAGACTGCTAGTGGTGGCAGTAGCGGTGGTTTCTCCACACCCGTTGGAGGTGGCGCCCCACAAGGCAGCGGCTCCAACGAAACGGACCCCCGCAAATTAGCGGACCGGATCGCCAAGGCCAGCGGCTTTGGGATGCGTTCGCTTTAGACTAAAGGAGCAGTGCCGTGGCACACGCCTTTCTCAAGCCCGAGACGCTGGTTAACGCGTCGCTGGGTACCCTAGAGCGCGAGCTCGTACTAACCCAGTTCCTTTGGCGAGACGCCGAAGCGAACTTCACTGGAGCCACTGGCCCCAAGGGTGACAAGATTTCGATCCGGGTTCCCGGCCGGATGACTGAGGGCCGCGAGCTGGCCTGGCGTACTGCCGCCCGTACGATCGTCACGGACGACATCAAGGAAGGCTCAATCGACATCAGCCTCGACACGTACGCCTACAAGGCGGTCGACCTGCTGGATGAGGAGCTAACCCTCGACGTCGAGCCGTTCGGTGATCGTGTCCTGCGGCCGATGACTCAGGCAGTGGCGGAGCACGTCGAGAACAAGGTCGCGCTAGAGATTTCCGGCGCCACCTACGTTCACAACGTGACGATCGCAGCCACCGGCGAACGGCGCATGTACAACGCGCTGATCGCGGCTCGCGGCAAGCTCAACCGGTCGTTTGTACCGCGTGCGAACCGGGTGGCTATCGTCGGCTCGGAGCTGGAAGAGATCGCGTTGCTCGATCCCAGCCTGATCGATGCGGACCGCTCCGGCTCCACGGGTGCGTTGCGTGACGCGGAGATTGGCCGGATCGCCGGTTTCGATATCTTCGGCTCGGATAATATCGCCCCCGACGAGGCGTACGTTTTCCACCGTACCGCGTTCCCCGGCGTCTTCCGCGCTCCGAAGCCCGCACGGGGCGTGGCGTTCAGCTCTTCGGCCAGCTTCAACGGCCTGGCGCTGACCTACTGGGAGGACTACAACTCCGTCAACGCGTCTGACCGCGCGTTCGTCGGTACGTTCTTCGGCCTCGGCACCACGCTGGACCCGGTGGATCTCACCAACCCGGCTGGTACCAAGCAGTTCGTGCGCGGCGTGAAACTGACGCTAGCGTAAGCTTTAGCGCAGCAAGAAGCCCCCCGGCTCGCAGGCTCTGGGGGGCTTCTTCGCTATGCGGGGAGTAAGGATTTGCGGTAGTTAGCCACTTCGGTTTGGAACGCGGAGATTAGCGCCTGTTCGACGCCTTCCAGCGGGGTTCCGGTCGAATCGACGACGGCGTGCAACCAGTGCACGGCGTCTTTGGCGGAGAGTGTGCCTTCAAACAGGCTCTTGGCCTGGTAGCTGAGTAGGTCGTGGAAACCTTCAAGCTCGGATGCGCACATTTCGTGTTCTGCCTGTCTATTTGAAGTTGTGGAGCGGTATCTTTATTTAACGCCGTCGACTATATTGATTGTAACCCCAATCACAGGGCCGGGCGCGCCTTGCTCATTAGCCACCGGCTGGAATCTAGGCAATCGATCTGCACGACATCGGTCGCGAGATAATGGATGTCTTCGCCGGAAAACGTTTTGAAGGTTAGAACTGGTTCGAAGGGGTTGGCTTCAAGAAATCGAGTGAGTGCGTCCATTTCGGGCTCCTTAGGGAGGCTGATTGCTATATTATTATTTTACCACTCCCTTGCATATCCCGCAATATGGTACACTCGGCGGTATGCCAAAACTGACGAAGCCGCTCCCCACCGAGCCCATTTTTCACCACGCTGAAAACCTGTTCGCGAATAAGCTGAACCAGGTCATGGAGGCCGTTCGCGAAATCCAGGACTACATCAACTCCGAGGACGATGAGCCCAAGCTGACGGCCGCCCAGAAGAAGGCCGCAGCGGCGGCCGAGAAGGAGGCCGAGGCAGTGCGCCAGGCCGAGCTCGAAGCGAAAGCCAAGGCCGACGCGGACGCCTCCAAGTAAGCCACCCATATGAGTGAAGCCCCGTCAAAACGGTCCCGGAAAAACCATGTCATGGGGACGACACCGTTAAGGCGAACTGGGGAGAATACTCCGGGTAATCGACTCTCTGTAGCGGGCGACCTGCGGGGTTTCACTTTCTCAACCAAGGAGATTTGATGGCGATCTTGACCTACGCGGTTCACGCGGACCTTGCCCAGTTCGTGACTCCGGACATGTTCGCGGATCTTGACGCCAGCAACACGGGTATCGCCATCCGCCATGCTTCCTACCTCGTCCGGGAGGCCACGCACAACGACCGGTATGATGTGGGCACCGACGACAAGCCAACCGACGAGAAGATCGCGGAGGCATTTAAATTTGCCGTTTGTGAACAGGTCGCGTTTTGGGTAATCACCGGCCAGGACCTCACAACTGTCGCAGCGGGGGTGGCGTTAGCCGACCCAACCGTTACATCAACCTCCATTAACGGTGCGACAGTAGCCGCAAGCACCGCCTCCTCGGACTCCGAGATCCAGGAAAGTTTTAGCGGCCTGATCCCGGTAGCGGCCTATTACCTCAAGCACGCGGGCTTGATGTCCAAGGTGGTGAATCGGGTATATGGATAATTGGGCCAAGCGCGCTATCGAACGCCACTTCCTGATTAGCGTATCCGTGCGGCGCAAAACCGGGCAGGGGCCGCAGGGCGCCGTGTTCGCTTCGGCGGTCACGATAAAGGCATCGGTTAATACCAACCCGAAGCTAGTCCGACTGCCCAACGGCCAGCAGGTAGCGCCCTCTGCGTCGATCGCGTTCTCTATTGATGTGGCGGAGATCCCGCTCGGTTCGCTGGTGACAACACCCGGCCGGGCCGAAGCCCAAGTGATCCAGCTTTCGCCGGGTGATGGCGGAGGTCTCCCCACGCCGGATCATCGCATGGTATGGTTGGGATAGGAGGCACCAAATGGCTGAGGTTATCGTTTCGTTCAACGAGCACCAGATGGTTGCCCTCGCGGAGACTGCATCCGAGCAGGCAGTGACTGTGGCCATGCGCTTCCTGGAACACGAAGCCAACAAAACCTGCCCATTCGAAGACGGGAACCTGGAGGGGAGCTCCCGCGTCGAAGTCTCTCAGGGTAGCAACGGCCAGGCCGAGGGCCAAGTCACGTATAACACCAAATACGCGCGCTACCAGCATGAAACCCTCAGTCTTCACCATAAAGGTAAAGGCCGCGCGAAGTGGCTCGAACTGACGATGATTGAGCAGCGCGCGAAGCTCGGCCAGATCATGGCCCAGGAGTTTGAGCGGAGGATGAGCGCGTGACCACTCCCCGCTTCGTTGACACCACCACCACCATCCTCAAAGGTGTGGCCCTGTGGCTCGACGAGATGGGCTTGGCGCATTACGACGAGGCAGGCGCAGGGTACGACGGGACCGCCGTTAAACCAGTGGTGTTCCTGCAGCAAGCGTTTAACGACCCGGCCTCCGCGATCACGTTGTGGGTATATTCCGGCCCCGAGCGCGGAGACCACCGGGAAGACCTGAGCGTGTCCCTCTGGCGCATTCAGATTGAGTGCCGGGTACCCGCGAACTCGCCTAGTCTGGCGGCTAGTGATTTGGCCGATGCCGTGTACGATCGCCTGCAAGCCCGTTCGCATGTTAAACTACCAAATGGAACTAGGCTTCTACTGTGCAAGCAGGTGATCCGTGGTCCGGTTGATTTGGACGCGTCCGGGAGGTTTTACCGTGCCGACTCATATGAAATCTCTACTAACCCAGGAGACATAGCATGACCACTCCCCTGCAGCCCCCGGATTCGACCGGCTATGCATCCGCCCTCTCTCGCGACTGGTGCGTCCAGGTCAACCTCGCGTTTGGCACTGGCGCCCCTGATAACTGGGCGTGGGTCTTCGGTCTCACCAAGGCCGGGCCAACCAACCAGCCGAACCTGGTAGACGATGGCGACATCTATGGCGGTGGCTACGACTCCCAGATCGCAACCGCCCAGGCTGGTTCGCTGGTCCTGGAAGGTATCTACAAGGGTCCGATCGTCGACGACGTGATCACCCTCCCGCCGTCGCTGCTGTACCTGCGTGGACGCGGTAAGGAGGTCGGCTACAAGAACCTCGCTCAGATGCGTTTTTGGCGGGCTGACTCCATCGACATCGCGGAGCAGGTCGTCGGTGCCGTGCAGTGGCAGGATGGAACTGAGGACTGGCGCGGCCTGTTTCAGTACACGTCCACTTTGGTGTTCCGGGGCAAGCCGACCACGATCACCAAGCCCGCCGCACCGGAAACCGCGTCGAGTATCCACGTCAACCCGACCATTGCGACGCTGGAGGACGAAGAGACCATCCAGCTCAGCGCCGAAGACAACAACGGCGCGGACCGCACGAACGACGTGGTTTGGACCTCCGGTACTCCGGCGACCGCCACAGTCGACTCGTACGGCCGGGTCACGGCCCACGCGACAGGTACTTCCACCATCACGGCTACCTTGGGTGTCCTCACCGACACTGCCGCGATCACGGTAGTGTAAGTCGTGGCCGATGGGTTCGCAGCTCTGGAATCGTTTTTCGATCCAGATCTGCGGCTCCCGGTCGGAGACAAGGTTTATGTGATCCCTTGTCCCACGGCCGAGGATGGTTTAAAGCTTAAGGCGCGATTGCTCACCGGCGAGTCCATGGACAACGCCGAAGAGCTCAAAACGCTTAAGAGTTTGTGTGGCAAAGAACTTTGGGACCGGCTGCAGCACGAACAGAGCTGGCCCAAGATCTGCCATATCGCCCGTACCGGCCTAGTGCACTACGGTTACGGTCCCGAAGCAGCTGAGCTGTTTTGGGAGAGGGGTCTCGACGATATCCTGGGAAATCCAGTGCCTCCACCTCCGGCGAAAATGCGGATAGTGGGGGCGCTGAACCGGATGCGCCAAAAGATTCTAGCCTCCCCGGATTCTACGGAGACTGGGATCCCGGCGGAGGCCCGTGGATAGGGCCGCTGCCCGACCAGGAGGCCAACGGAGAGGCGCTCGGGTCCCGGATGTGGTACAACCCCGTTCACCACGCGCCAGACCCGCCGAAAGGCACGGAGACGGCAAAGAGCACCATCACGTGGCTCGATATCCTCACCCACTGGGACCTGATTCAGGCCGACTTTCTCGCTCTATTCGGGATCGATCTTGCTTCCGGTATTTTGAAAGAACGATCCCTCGAATGGTTAAATTCTCTAGTAAAGGTAGTCACTTCTAGTCCAGCCTCGCGCCTATCGCTAAAAATGTCCCGGCCGGGGTAGACTGGTAGGAACAGCGGAGAGGCGAGCCCGTGCGGGACTTGAACGAGATTTACCGGCCCCAGCTCCGGCTACCAGTGCGCGGCAAGGTTTACGAGATTCCCGAGCCCAGCGCCGAAGATGGCGCGCGCCTGCCGGATTTGGTATCCGACAACATGGGTATCCTCCAGCTCACCGACGAGGCGCTTTATTATCTGACGCCACCGGTTGTTGAGGAGATGGTGGCGGACGGACTCAAATGGACCGAGATCCAGCATTGCGGCCGGACCGCGATGGTCTATTTCGGTCATTCCGTGCAGATGGGGGAAGTCTACTGGCAGGCAGCCTCGCTCGCGTCGGCCATGCCCGCTGATCTGATCGAGCACCTGAGCCGAAAGGTGCTGCCAAGTGAGTCTTAACATTGGTGATCTGACCGCCCAGCTCACCTTGGACCAGACCCAGTTTTCTCGCGGAGTTCAGCTATCCCAGACGCAGATGCAGCGTCTGGCGCGGGTGGCGCAGGATTCAGGTAACCAGACTGACCAGTCGCTCCGGCAGGCGGGCCGGTCGGCGGGGTTGTCGGCCCAGCGGGTCCAAGAAATCCAGCAATACCTGGAGCGGGCCTCCCGCTCGGCGGCGGACACCTCCACGGCGATGCGGCGGATCGCGGTTCCCCCAGACATCCAGCGGGACCTGGCGCGGCTAACGGACCAGCTGCAGGACACCACGCGCCAGGGTGAACGCGCGGGTGAAAACCTCGGTGAAGGCATGCAGGGCGGCCTCATGGGGAAGATCAAAGGTATGGGCGGTAAGGGCGGCCCCGTTGCTATGGCTCTCGTGGGGGTGGCGGCAGTCGGCGTCGCGGCGGGGGCGCTGCTCGCGAAGGGCATCTCCGAGGGACTGGAGATCAAGCAGGCCAACGCGAACTTGCAGGCCAAATTTAATCTTGATGATCAGACCATGCGCAAAATCGGCACGGCGGCCGGTGACTCCTATAAGCAAGCATTTGGTGAATCGATCGCGGGCCAGCAAGAGATTCTAGCGCGGGCCATGCAAACCGGGCTTTTACCGCTTAAGGCATCGACTAGCGAAATGACCAACTTCGCTAATTCCGTCGACACGGTTAATAGCTTGCTGGGCGGCGAAACCACCGACACCCTCAAGGCCGTTAATGCTCTGATCAAAAACGGTCTCGCAAACGACGCGACCGAGGCTTTGGACCTGATCGCCAACGCCGCGAGCCACAATCAGGGTGCGACCGAGGACCTAACCGATTCGATCAAGGAATATTCGAACGGCTGGAAAAACGCCGGATTCAGTGGCAAATTCGCGCTGTCGTTGATCAACCAGGCCCTCGATAATGGCGTGGACAACACCGACCGCGCATCCGACGCGCTCCGTGAATTTGGTCGTCGGATGATAGAAGACCCGGATAAGATCAAGGGAGCAATCACCAAGGCCGGTTTGCCCGCTCAGGAGCTGTTTGATCAGCTCAAGGAGGGGGGCAAGGTCGGGGAGGACGCCTTTGATAAGTTGTTCGACTCGATTCGCAACATCAAGGACCCTCTGGACCGAGCCGCCGTCGCTCAGGAAATCCTCGGTGATACCGCTGGTGACTTCATCGACGCGTTCGTTAACTGGGACCCCAGCAAAGCCGTAGCCGATTTCGGTGAGTTCACCGGAGCGGCCAAAAAAGCATCCGACATCATGGGCTCGACCGGCCAGGCATCGATCCTGTCGACCATGCGGTCGCTGGAAGTGGTCGGCAATGGCGTTAAAGTTTCGTTGGCGGAGGCATTTGGTCCCGCGCTGGATAAGCTCGGCAAGTGGGTATCCACTCACCAGGCCGAAATCATCGAGTTCTTCACCGGCCTAGGCGTGGTGGTGTTAGATACGCTGATTGGTTTCGGTAAGTTCGCCTCCGGCACGGTTGGGTTGCTGTCGGATTGGTACAGCATGGTGGCGCCCACAATTGGGTCCGCCATTAAGTTGTTCGGTGGGTTTGGTGAGCAGTTGGGCAGTCTCGTCAAGCATCTGCCCGGAATGGGCAAAATAGGCGAGGCCATGGAAGGCGCCGGCAAAGCCGCCGTTTGGTACGGCGAGCAGGTCCAGAAAGTACCTGGCGCACTCGACGCGACCAAGGCCGCCATCGACGGGGCACTCGGTCCATTGGAGAACGCCCGCAATGGATTCGCCAGGGGTGGCGAGCAGGCGGCCAACGCGGCCAGGCTCACTCTTGCGTTTGGGCAAGCGATGGTAACGCTGCCCAACGGCAAAGACGTAATCATCAATTCGAACGCGCCCGATGTAGTGACACAGCTCAACGCACTGGGCCTCCGGCTAGAGACGCTTCCGAACGGCCAATTTAAGGTCGTCTCGAACACGGGCGAGGGTCAGAAAACCCTGGATGACTTTATTGCAACTAACAACGGCCGCAAAGTCGGGGTAAATGTTATCCCGACCTTAGTGCAAAACCCGCTAGTACCGGGCTTCGCCAATCAAACACCGGCACCCCCCGGCCAGTTTGGTCCTCTGGTTACCTCTCAGCCCCGCGCACAGGGTGGTATCGAGAAACCAGGCCAGGCGAAGATCGCCAACAGCACGGTCTACCAGTGGGCCGAGGCCGGACCCGAGGCGTTTATCCCCCTTGGCAAGGACAAGCGCAGCCGGTCAACACAGCTGCTCGGCACCGTGGCCGACATGTTCGGCATGCAGCTCGTCCCAATGGCACTGGGTGGCATCACCGATATGGCTTCGTTTGATCGGGCCGCGCAAGGTATTGAGGGCGCCAAATACGTCTTCGGCGGGTGGGGCGACGGCTGGAACACGGATTGTTCGGGGGCAGTGGCTCGCATCGTCAATATGGCCGTCAACGGCGACCCCGACAAGGGGGGCCGATTTGCTACCGGCAATGAGGAAGAAGCCTTGTCCGCACGCGGGGCCAAGCCCGGCTGGATGGACGGCGCGCTTAATGTCGGCTGGGTAAACGATCCAAACATGCCGGGCGGCGGTCACACGGCAATAACCATGCCGAGCGGTGTTAACGTAGAGATGGGTGGCGCTCGTGGCAACGGCCAGTTTGGCGGTAAAGCCCAGGGTGCCAAGGGATTCCCGAACATCATGCACATCGTTATGGCTCCTTCGGTCGGGCCAGGCAGCGGTAACACCACCTCACCAGGGGTGATGCCCGGAAGCCCGGAAGCGATGGCCGCCGCAGCCAAGTCTGCTGGTACCGCTGGCGATGGTGCGCGAGTTTACGTCACCAACTGGCCCGCTCAACTGGGGGGTGGCGATCCGAAAGCACGTGTTTCGGCCACCTTCTTTGCCCAGGGAGGCATGGAGCCGCAGATCTTGGGGTCGACACAGGGGGTGCGCGTCTGGAACGAACCGGAGGCCGGGGGAGAGTCTTATATCCCACACGCCATGGATCGCCGGGGCCGCGCCACCGGCATTCTTTCGGCCACCGCCCGCCAGTTCGGTTACCAGCTGGTTCCGACCGGAGCCGCGCGGTTCGCGATGGGCGGATTCGGTGGATACAGCAACCACGCGGATGACTATAAGTGGGGACCACACAACGCGTACGATTTCGCGGCGCTCGGAGTTGGCGGGGCAATGTCAGTCGCCTCGGCGTTTGGCCACATACCGGGGATGCTGGGCTCCGGATCGCTCACGCTAGGCGACCTTGCCGGCTCGGGCATTGACACTGGAGCCAACTCCCTGCCCGGAATGGACCAGCTGATTAAGAAGCTAGACGAGATCGCCAAAAACACCGGCAACCCGCCGATTAAAATCGAATACTCGGGCGACATCCGCAAGATCCTGGAACAGATGATCCAGCAATTTAGGGGCGGACAGGGCGGGCTCCAGATGCCCACGATTCAGATGGGGTCGCGATAATGGCCGTACTTTACTCGCTCAAATGCTGGGACAAGTCCGAATGGGAGTTCGGGGAACCCAATCGCCAGCCCGACAACGGCCCTCACGTGCGCCTCGCGCGCACCCCGAGCGGCATCACTGGCGGCACGTTTGAGCCAGTGGACCGGGCAAACCGGGGCCAGGCGGGTGTTACCTGGTTTGGCCAGGATGACGGCCCGACGATTCACACCCTGGACGTCCATTTTGGCCCCATGCCTCCGGGCGACGAGGCCGTGTCCTATTATTTCGCTTGGCTCAAGGCGCTTGGCCGGGGCCGCAAGGTCAATGAGTTCTACATCGACTCCGGAAACGGCGGACGGCGCTTCCAGCAGGTCAGGCAGATGGGCGAAGCGGCCCCTTCGGACGAGGTGGTGAGTCTACTCTGGAACGTGGGGTACGCTCGCGAGACGTTCCAGCTCCGGTCCGACGAGACCTGGTTCCGGCAGAAACCAAAAACCCGGATATTCGCACCTGCCGATTTCGCGGGAGCTAAAATCCCAAACCGGGGTGATGTCAGCAGCTGGCCGAAGTTCACGGTGCACGGTCCGATCACTAACCCGGTTCTTGGGATCGCCGGGGAGTCGGTCACTGTTAAACTCAAGACGGGTGCGAATTTAGTCATTGCCGATGGGACTAAATACACGTTTCAGACCGACCCCGAGTTCGCATATATCTGGAACAACGACAATGAAGATATCTGGTGGAATCTCGACGTCCACGGCTGGTATGTTAAGGCCCCCGAACTCACTCCGCGCGGCGTGCCGCTCACACTTGGTGGAACCAGCACCGGAGCTAACACGAAGATCGAGGTTGAGCTCCCGCAGCTCTTCCATTACGGGGCGGCCTGATGCTAGCGAACAAGATCGAAGAACAGGCGTTCGTTTTTGAAATCGGCTCCCCGGACGCGCGAGTCTGGCGCCCCCTCGGATCGTATACTGAGGCGGAAGTCGGTTATTTCTGGAACGTACCCGGCACGCTGCAGCTGGAAATTAAACCAGACCACCCGATGGCCGGATATCTAGTTAATTGCCGGTATCGCGTAATCCACATCCGGACCTGGCGCAACGGTAAAAAGTGGGTCGGTCGGCTCATGAATTCCAAAGTGAAGGGCAGGCCGGGCCAGGAACGGATCACTCTCGTTGGGGTGGGCTACCTGTTCTGGCTTCTACGTACGCTGGCGTGGGTCCAGCCATTATTTCCGCCGGAAGTCCAGATCGCGCTCACCGGCAAACAAGACATGATGATCGGTCCCCCGGATTTCGTGTTCAAATATTTCGCGGCGAAAAACTGGACGCGCATGAGCCGCCCGATCTACTGCGCCCTCCCGCTTAAATACGATGTGCCCGAACTACCGAACATCACCGACATATCCGACCTGGAAGAATTGCTCGGGTTAATCGCGGATGTCGGTCTAATTGGCATCCAATGTCGTTTCCCTCCGCTAGACGAAGCCTACAAACAGTCCGTCGATAATCTCGATCTGGGCTTGTCAATGGATCTCTGGACCAAAGCCGACGGTCCATCCCCTGAGGTTTTTAACGCCCGGTCGCTCGGCATCTTGGGCGTCTTACTTGGGTCGTTCGATTTCGATAACTTCCTGCGATTCGACAACGCAGGCAACCCACTGGCCCTGCCCGATCCGGCCAGCTGGGGGAAAATCACTAAGGACGCGGGGTATGTGTTCGATACCCACACCCAGCGTCCCCGTCAGTGGATGGAGTGGCGTACCGACTCCGGCTGGATCGAGGAGTACGAGCGCAATGTCCGGCATCTGGACGCGCTGCAGGTGATCGTTGGTGGTAAATCTCCCGATATGGTGAACAAAGGTATTGAGTGGGCGGCCAACCTCGCTATTCAGGCGCTGGCCGCAGCTATCACCACTGCCATGGGATTGCCCGGCGTGGGCGGCATCGTCGTTGGAGACTTATTCGATAATATCTTCTTTGCCTACCAGGGATTCGAAAACCCCGAGCCGCTAACCATGTCCGACGAGTTCGGCTCGTTCGGCGGAGACGACGGGGAACACTTCTTCGGGGAGGTATTCGGGGACAACTCCGCCGCATGGGCCATGGATTCGTTCGCAGTCGGCCAGGACGCGCTCAAGAAGGCTTCCGGAGAAGACTCGATCAGCATCACCGTGGTGTCGGGCGGACCGGATGGCCGGGGCTTCCAGTTCGGAGAAGATGACGGCATTCACCGCCGTTACCTGCCCGGCGACATCATGACTTTCTGGGACCGGGGCCAGCGGGTTGAGAACTTCGTCTCCTCGGTGAAAATTAACGACCGGCCGGGCGAACGAATGCTAGAGACAGTGGCGTTTGGGCCAGACGAGCCGACCAAATCGGTTTGGGAACGGCTAGTCGGTCAGTTCAAGAATGTATCACAGTTCACTCGCGGCATCGCCAACTCGGTGTAAAGCCTGATATACTGACAGTACACGTCGAAGGAGGCCCCCTCATGGGAGATCCAATCTGGTTACCCGAGGTTTTACGAGCTAAGGGCCTCGTCGTCCACGAAGTAGCTGGCTGGCGAGATCGCGGCCACGGTGACTTCGGGAACATCTGGGGAGTGGTGTGCCACCACACCGGTTCATTTGGAGCGACCGCGAACAGTATCGCTTTCCATCCCGAGCTTGGCCTCGCCTCGCAGCTCTTCCTCTCCCCGCAGGGTGAATACACCATCTGTGGTGCGGGTGTCGCCTGGCATGCGGGCCAGGGCTCGTGGCCGGGTCTGCCAGCCAACGCGGCCAACCAATATACGATCGGGATTGAAGCCGCCAACGATGGTGGTGGTTCTCCCGGCCGTCCGCACCGGTCCAGCTGGTCCGACGAGCAGTACAACGCCTACGTTCTCGGCGTATCCGCGATCCTTGAAAAGATCGACCAGCCCGCCTCCCACGCGATCGGGCACAAAGAATGGGCCGGTCCTGCACAAGGCAAATGGGACCCTGGCGCGATCGACATGAATATCTTCCGCTCCGATGTGGTGCGGTTGTTCGGACAAGGAGGAGATGCGCCCATGAGTGCAGCCGAAGTTAAGCAGATCACGGATTTCGTAGCCGGATACTGCGGACCGATTGGGTCCGACGTCAAGGACATCCGCGAGCAGCTGGCTGGAGCTGGTGCCCGCGATTCCGGTGAATACTCCGGCTGGCCGCAGCTCGACAACAAGACCGTTGTCGACGGGCTGGCCCAGGTACTCCACAACCAGGCTGATATCCAGGCCCGGCTGACTAAGCTGGAGGGGAAAGCGTAATGACTGTTCCCACCGATCCACTGGAACCGATCAAAGAACTGCTCCGGAAGCAGCCCTGGTATCAGCGGTTTTCTAATACCGTAACGGCCACCGTGGGCTCTCTCGTGGGCCTAGTGTGGCTCGGCACCAGCTTGGGATTCGAAGTCCCAGATGACGCCCAGAAATGGGGTTTCGTGGTCATCGCAGTTCTAACCACACTCGGGGTTTATAAGACTCCGAACGGCCTCACCAACCGCCAGCTCAACGAGATCGAGGCGGCTTACGTTGGGCGCCACCAGAAGCCGGAGTAAGACTCATGCTCGAAGGCTTGCAGCTCAGTACGACGGCGCCGGTTACTTTGCTGGTTGGCGTCGTACTTGGCTTGATCTCCGCAATTTGGACAGGCAAGCTCATCCCGATCTCTTGGATAGAGTCCCGGTTCAAGGACCGGGACCGGCTGGACGCCGCAAGGGACGCCCGGATCGTTACCCTAGAGGACTACATTGAGACTGTGAAGAAAAACAATGACGTGCTACTGGAGCAGGGACGCGAGACCACCCGCGTAATCCGGGCGCTGCCACAGGGACCTATCAACACGGAAGGCCCTTAAGCTTATGTTTCATTGGCGCCGATTGAAGAAGATTGATCCCTCCGAGCTAACCAAGGAGATTGCCGAACAGAAAATTGCCATCAAGAAAACCGAGGTGGCGCACGCCCACGAGGCCGCGCTAACTGCTAAGATTCAAGAAGACACAACCTTCTTAGTCAAACGGGGCAAGACTAACCGATATGGAGAGTCGCTAATGCTCAGCTATCAGCTTAGGGCGCAGCGCGGGAATGGATGAAATGTACCATAAGGCGAGTCCCACACAACGGGGCCTCTTGATTCTGCTCTTGGTGGCTGGTGTAATCATCAATCTCACGGTCAGTACGCAGATCAGTTCGCTAATTTACATCACCGTCCTCGCGATCAGTTCGGCCGGATTCGCGTTCCTCTACGGTCGGCGTTCGCGGTGGTTTATGACCCCCGCTGGCCGGGCGCAATTCTGGTCGCAGGTTTCGTTCGCGGTTCTGACGGCCTGGATTCTCGGCGGGCTCTGGTTCGGCCAGTGGGAGTGGCGTAACGAGGTTCGCGACTGGTTGTTTATGTTCTTCGCCCTCGCTGGAGCCAATAGCTTCTATGTTTTGATCAACGTTCAGCACCGAGAAATTCACCAGCCAAGCACCGTTGAAGGGGAAACCGAGGCTAAATGATCCACCGGCTAACACCACCCCCGGACGTCAACACGGCGCTGCTCGCTGGGCTGGTCACCCAGCTCGGTGGAATCGCCGTAATCGGGGACCTCGTGGAGATCCTGACTGGGATCGAGGATGGCGATTACACCGACATCGGGACTTGGGTCACTGGCCTCCTCGGTGAAGGTGACGTGGATGACCGGATAGCCGAAGCGCTGCACGTACTGGCGACCGCGATGGATATGGTACCGATCGTCGGTAGCACCCTCTCCGACATCCTGGACAATATCGCGAACGGCATCAACGACGTTAATGGAATCGCGATCGCGGCAGCAGCCACTGCCTCGGCGGCACACACTTGGGCCAGCTTCTTTTACGATGATTTCAACCGGGCGAATGGCGCGCCCGCTAACGGCTGGACGGCACTCGGTACCGAAGCCCAGATCGTGTCGAATCGGCTAGACATGACCGGCGCAACAGACAAATCATCCGCCGTGATCCGGGACTCGGGGACCGCGACCGGCAAGATGCGGGTTGAAGGCACGATCCGGAGTCCCAGCGTATTCGCGGACTGTGGGCTCCAGGTTTGCACGAACGCGGCTGGGACCCAGGGCGTTAGCGCCAACTTCTTTGCCAACAAGGTCTTTATCTCTCGGTTTTCCACTTCGCTAAACGGCAACCCCACCTTCACGGATCTCGGCCCCGGTAACACTTCGCTCGGCGGCGACATCACAGACGGCGAGGTAATGTCACTCAGCATCCGGAACGGCACCGCTTGGATTGAGCGAGGTGGCGCTAGTATCTATTCGGCAACCGACGCGAACGTCGTGGTTCCTGCTACCAACCAGTACGCGGGCGCCAGGGTCGAGCGGGCACCGTTCAGCCAAGTTTCGGGCAAATGGGACGACGTGCGGATTTTACTGTAAACTTAGGGGAAACGGAGGCTTGCGATGGCAGACAATATCGGTTTTGATCCGATCCGGAAGGATCTAACTCTCTCCTGGAAAGCCGACTTTCTCCAGGAGTACGAGCCCCAGACCTCGACTTACCACGAGGACACCGCCGCCCGGATCGAGATCTACTCGGACGAAGACGGAACGATTCTCGCCACATTCGACGCGGAACTCAGCCCGGAACTGGACCTACTCACGTTTTTCGAGCAGGACACTGCCGTAAACAACATCCCGGACGGCTCGCTGTACCACATGTACCAGTCGTATCCGCGCGGCGCGTTTACCGCCGACTTCTTGCGGTATTACGGCGAGATCCAACGAAAGGAAGCAGCTAATGGCGCTCTCTAATGCGGCACTAGAGGCGGCGGCCAACGCGGTCGCAGCCCTTGGCGCTTATATCTCCCTGCACACCGCCGACCCCGGTACCACTGGAGCCAGCGAGGCGGCCTACGGCGGGTATGTCCGCATTCTCACCACGTGGACGGCCGGAGGCTCGGACGGCATCAACACCGGCTCGGCTATCACGTTCCTGTCGGTCGCGGCGGGTACCTACCTCGGCATGGGCCAATGGTCGGCCGTCACGGCGGGCACTTACGTCGCCGGCAAGACGTTCCCGTCGATCGTCCTGTCTGGCGTCGCGAACATCACTCTCACTCCGCGCGTTACCGTTATTGACGCCTAGGCGCCACGATGGGCGACCGCGTTAGTGAAAACCTCCCGGTTGCGCCTCGGGAGCAGCTTGATTTGCCCCCGTCGCCGTCTCCGGACGAGGTTCGGGTACCTGAGGCCCCTGGCGTCTTTCTAGACGTTCCCCGTGTACAGGAGGATATCGCACAGGTACCCCGGACGATCATCCCCGACGATTGGGCGCCACTCCTACCGTTCCTTGTTGACCTGGTTTTGTGGGCGGAAATCGAAGCGTTTAATTTCATAGTTACGTCCGGCAACGTGAACCTGTCCGCTGGCGCACGAGTAGCTCCGGCGCTCGTTGCCCTCGATATTGGCCAGGTAAACCTCTCCGCGAAGGCCAAATCCGAAGCGATTAACGTGGTCTCGGAGACCAACAAAGTAGTCGGCAATGTCGATCTTTCGGCCAAAGCGCAAGTCTTCGGAATGTCGCCCTCGGTGGGAGTGGGTACAGTTTCTATCCCGGCCGCAGCCAAACACACGCCGTTCGCATTTGGCGTCGATCTCAGCCAGCGCAATTTCACGCTGGGGGCGAAAGTCGAAGCCACCGCACCGGCTGTAGGGATCGGCAATCGCGATTTCTCGCTTGGGGCTAAGGTCGCGGGGCTATCGTTTATCGCGGATCTAGGTGTCCGCAACTTCTCCGCTGGTGCCAAGTCTGCTCCAGTCGCCACCCCCACGGCTGGGCGCCGATACACCGACCTGATGAACCGGACGAACGCGTCCACGCTGGGCGCTAACTACGGGACCACCTGGAATGGTTCCAACCAGATCGCCAGCAATGCCGCGCAGGCCAAGAACGCGGCTAACGGCAACGGCCGGGCGGCGGCCTGGAACCAGTACACCGGGGCCGAGTTTTCGGATTCCGGCAAACTGTATACCGACAACTATCGGGCCAAGATTCAGCTTAAAGCCCCTACCACCGGGGTTGCGACAGACAACTTCACGATCGTAGGTTTCGGTCACAGTACATTTGGCCAGGCGGGGATCAATAAATGTTACCTGCTGGTTAGCACTGCCAGCGGCAGCGCGATCGTCACCCAGTCCGGTGCCATGGGCGCGCCAGGGATTGGGTCCGGTACGGCCGGGCAGACCATTCGGGCGAGTGGTGTGGTTAGCGTAGCCAGCACGGACCTGATCGAGTTTGAACGGGTCGGCAACATCTGGTCCGCGTACAAGAACAGCTCGGGCACTAGTTTTCTCAGCTGGAACGACTCCGGCGCACTGGTTCCAACCGGCTCGTCGTTCCGGAACTGCGTTATTGCGATCGAATGCAACTACCCGGCCTTTACCGCCCAGTTCTCCGCGCCAGGCATAGATTCGCTGGAGTTTTGGGACTTGTAATAACGTGGTAAAATGGTAGTATGATTGAACGCTACCGCGACCAACACATCTGGCAACTCCGGCAAAACGAATCCCGGTTCGCTCGTTATCGCGATATTCTAATTCGCGTGGCCGAAGCTCGCGAAAAACTGAATCTAGTTCCCGCTGGGACCGCTCAAGCCATTCGGCAAACTCCCATCCCGATGGTGGATCAAGTTGAACTCCGTGAGCGGAGCACCCGGCACGACGTGGCCGCGTTCATCGACATATTCGAACACGAGATGCGTCGGACCGGCTCCGGTGAGTTTGCTCGTTTCCTGTTCTGGGGCTTCACCTCCTCCGATTTAGTAGACACGACCAACGCGCTGCTCATGAAGACGGCCTGGAAATATCTTCGGATGGCCGCAAACGAACTCGCCGTGGACGCGCTGCCCGCACCGGGCACAACCCCCACACGTATCGGACGGACTCATGGCCAGCGAGCCTACGAAGTCTCACAATGGGATGCACATCAACGCCTTGCTTCTAGTTTGTTTACCTTAATCGAAGATGAATATCCCCGCTTCTATGGGAAACTCAGCGGTCCAACCGGCCAGCACAACGGGCCGATGACTGAGCAGGTGGAGTTTAGCGTGCTCTATCAGCTCGACGTTGGTGTTGACAGTCACGCGACTCAAATCACCAACCGCATGGAATACGCGAAACTAGGCTTTATATGTGTCCAGTTGGTCTCGGCGTGTGAACAATTCGCCTTACAGGTCCGGCTCAGATCCCAGGATGGAATAGCGGAACTCCGCGAGAACTTCGGGGTGCACCAAAAAGGCTCGTCGTCGATGCCGCACAAGCGTAACCCGGTTACCGCCGAGAAAATCTGCGGGTTAGCACGGGTAGCACGCGGACTGTTCATTCCGCTACTCGAAACCAACGGCGCGATGTGGGATCAGCGCGATATATCCAATTCCTCGGTCGAGCGGGTGGCGTTATGGGATTTAATCGAGTTGACGGGGTATCTTCTCAAACAGACTCACCAGTTGATGGACGGTTTGTTTTTCCTCCATCCCACAGATGCCGACATTGAATGGAAATCCTCGGCCGACAAGCTCAACGACATGATTGGAGCAGGCATTGACCGCGATACGGCCTATGGACAGCTACGGGGCGAAGACTCCAGCACAGAAGGAGTGGCGCAAAAAGAGAACTTTGTATCTAGCGATGGCATTGCAACGCGATCCGACAGCCCTCCAGACGATCACTCCTGACACTCAAGTTTGCAGCAATCGCGACGTTGCCCAGGCGTGGGCCGAACTAGTAGGTGACCTGGACGGCAAAAAGCGCAAAATCACGATCGATCCCCAGAACTTCAAGCGTTTTCTAGTAACCGTTGTCGAAGGGCAGAAATTCCCTAATGCCGAAAATCAATTCAACCCCGCCAAGCAGTGATCCGCTGGCACTGCGCCCCTATCAGAAAATCGGCATCGAGTGGCTCCGGAAAACCGGCTCCGCGCTCCTCGCGGACGAAATGGGGCTAGGCAAGTCCCGCATGCTTATCGAGGCCAGCCAGGGAAAAACCCTAGTGGTGATGCCGTCGATGCTCCTGGACTCCGGATCGTGGGCCGGGGAGGTGCGCAAATGGGCTGACGATCCGGATCGATTTACGTTCGTGGCCTGGCACCAGCTCCATCAGACCGCGCGCGTGCTTAAAGTACCAAAGAACCAGCGGCACCGGCCCCCCGAGGAGCAAACCCCTAAGTGGATCACGGAGCACTATCCGCTCCTAGAAGAAGCGCTGGATCACGAGTGGGACACAGTTATCCTGGACGAGGCGCACAATGTCAAAAACGCCAAAGCCAACCGGACCGGCGCGATTAAGCGGCTCCGGAGGTGTACGCCTAATTGGTATATGGCCACGGGTACGCCGGTCCCTAACTGGGCACACGAGTTGTTCACCCCCCTACAGCTGTTGTGGCCGGATAAGGCGAATCCGAGCAAACAGTTTGGCTCAAAAAATCGCTGGGAACGGGAATGGTTTTTCGTTGCGCAAAACCGGTATGCGCCACCCGGCGTTTACGATATTGGTGGGCTTCGTCGCTGTTCGCCCGGATGCCGCACGGCCGATCCGTCCAACCCATGTGAGCACTTTACTGAGTTCGCGCAAGCCAACCTCGGAGACCGGTTTCTACAACGGCTGGCGATTGACGTCCAGAAAGATTTACCGCCGATCGTCGAGGACGAAGTTCTGGTACCGCTTACGAGCAAGCAGTGGCGGGCCTACAAGGAGATGCGGGACAAACAACTCACCCAACTCCGCGAGGAGGACGAGGAACCGTTAACCGCCTGGTACCGGTCTTCGCGCTGGACCTATATGGATCGGATCTCCACCGGGCTGGGGCTGGCCGATGGCCGGGTCGATATTCAGGAGTCCGGTAAATTGGAACGATTGCGTTTCGACTTAGAACGCCGGACGCGGCCCACGCTGATCATGTGCCATTACCGCAACTCGGTGGAGGCGTGCTACTTAGTGGCTCAGGAGATGGGTCTCCGTGCCTCGTTCGTCCACGGAGGAGCCGACGCGGCCCAGCGGGCCGAGGCTGTCCAGGGATTTCAGGAAGGACGCCTCGACGTACTGGTCGGGTCCATTGATACGCTGGCCGAAGGGCTGACGCTAACGGCGGCCGACATGGTTATTTTCGTTGAAAAGTCGTGGCGTAATCACAAGAATGATCAAGCCAAAAAGCGCATCCACCGGATGGGCCAGACCCGGCATTGCTACGTACTCGATTATGTGGCTGTTAGCCCGACCGGCGATCCGATTCTGGACACCCACAAGCGCGAGGTGCTGGCGGAGAAGTCCGAAGAACAGGTCCGGACGCTCTCCGCCGCGCGCCGGATGAACCTATTGTAGTAGGGGGTAGTAATATGGTAAAATTATTTATATGAACCACAGAGGATACAGCCCGAACCGGAGCCACAACGCGGATTGCGCCGGATGTGTTCCCAGTTACGAGAACTTCCTAGCCTTCTCCGCGACCGTTGGTTTCCCGAGCAAGCTTTCCTACGACGAATGGGCTATCAAGGGGAAGCCCGGCCCGCACAACTCGGCTCACGCTTACCGGACCGTCTGACCATGACGAATCACGAGATCACCCCAGCCATCGACGAAACCCTCGAAGCGCTCGCTATCGAGCTAGTGGATTGTGGAATCAGCCGTTACGACCTGGCGGACACCCTTCAGAAAATCAGCCGCGAGACCGGAGTCCCACTCGCGGCGATTGACCTGCTCTTTGAAGAGAAAATCAACACCATCTGACCAACCGAATAGAAGACCCCCGAGCCGCGCCCATCACGCGACCGGGGGTCTTCTTTTATATCAGTTGCGCGAACGCTCCATCAAGATTTCCGCTACTGCCCCAGTGATGCCATAGTAATAGGCCCGCGCGCCCTCCGAGCGGACCGACACCCGGAACTCGCGCCGCATAGCCCCCTTAACACCCCAAAATCCGGCTTGTTTGGCCTGGTTCTTGATCGCGTCTTCGGTGTCGAGCCGCGCGTCCACCCGGCCGTGGTTGGTCTCGCCCCAGAGCTTGGCCAGCTGGCGCGGTGAGAACCAGATGACCGGTGCGCCCTCCTCGATTCCTTCGACGAACGCGGCGGCCCCGCCCCCCGCGCGGTGAGCGGTTTCCGGAAGGTTGAAATTCCGCAGCGCCCAGGGCAGCAATTCCAGGAAGAGCTTGTTGTCGCCCTTGAAGGTGGTTGGCTCAGCCAGTGCCAAATACTCCTCCAGTTGCTTGGCCCAGCGTCCGTCTCCCGACCAGGCCGCCTTAGTATCTCGCTGGCCCGTCGCGAGCATCGCGTCCAGGACGCGGGCGCCAGTGCGCAGGAGGGCGTCTCGGGCCTTCACGCGGCCAGGGAGAGTACGGGTATCGCGAAACGTCTGCTCGATCTGCTCGCGCCACCCCGCTACCATCCACAAGTAATGCCCCGCAATGGCCTGCTCACCGCCGAGGATTTCCAGATCGGCCCGCAGGTCCAGGATGTCCTGATATTGCGCGATCGATTCGCGGCCGGACTTGAGGGATATCCGGTCGGTGGGCGAGGGTGGCGAAATCAACACGGCCCGATCCAGCAGCGCTTTCTGCTTCTCTAGGCCCAGTGCCTCACCGGACATCAGGAGCGATCCGACCAGCCGGAACTGCTGGGTGTTGGCGAAGTTCTCGCCTGCCTTCTTGCTGAGTACACCACCCATGGTCAAAGACCGCAGTAGCTCAAAGTAGCGAGTCGGTTCGTCCACGTCGTCAATCCAGACGATACCGTTGCTATTGGTGGATAGTACATCCCGCAGCGCGGCCACTGTGTAAAATCCGGCGGAATCCATGGTCCCGGCAAGCCGGACAAGCATGCCGAACGCACCTTCGGTTTTACCCGACTCCGAGGCCGCCTCAATCGCCATGAATGGGAACAACCCGGCCAGCGGCTGGAGCCACTGTTTAACGAGGCTGGCGGCCCACCAGGCACCGAAAGCCGCCATGCAGTTCTCGTCGTGGAACGTCATCACTTCGGCCAGCACCCGCTGGGCCTGTTCGCGGGAACCAGCAAAACCGTATTCGAAGTTGCACTGGCCCGATGATTTGAGTGACGGCACGGGCTGGGATTTGCGGTAAACGCGTGCGCCATCCTCGCTGACCGCGTTCAGGTGAGTCAGGTAGGCCCCTTCCTCATCATCCCAGCCGAGTTTCTTGGCCAGGATGTGAACCGGGGCCGACTGGGCGCCGACGTACCGGCCCAGCCGCGCCGACCACCCCATTGATTTGTGGAGGGGGCGTTCGGGGGTCTCCTTGACACTGAGGCCGAAGGAGGCGAGCCACCCCCGCAGCTTGGGCGTATCCCCGAAGATCGAGGCGGGGACGAGCGTCGAGATCTCTTTGCGATCGTGCTTGCACTGGAGGATCAGGTCGAACCACATCGCGTCTGACTCGGGATCAATTAATTTGGCGCGAAGCTTGACGTCGAAGTTGCCCCACTGCTCGGAGATGATCATCGTGGCTTCTTTGGGACCGTCGAGGATGCCATGCAAAGTCTCAAAGTCGCCACCGGTCAGGTAGCCGTTGTCTTGGGTGAGCAATTCAGAGAACTCGCGGTCGGGATGACCACCGGCCTCCGTGTTCCAGATCGAGTTGGCGGTTTTATCAACTTCCATCTCGTCGAGCGGTTCGATCAGCCGCTCGTTGGCCATTCTCATCATCTCGTAGTACAGGTCCGGCTGTTTGCGGTACTGCTTCGCGAAGTGCCCCGCCACCTTGGTCAACCACTCGTTGCGGCCTCCCTCGACCGGTGGGTGGCTCAACAAATGCGACAGGATCGAACGGCCCTTGTTGGTTTCACCTTCGCCACCCCGCTTGGAGTTCTGCGCGTCTAAGATCTTCCGGGCCAGATCATCCGGCAGGTACTTGATCGGCATCCGGTCCGACACGTACGGCTGACCGGTGTCCGGGTGCAACGAGTCTGGGAGGACCACGTACGATCCTGCTCCGGTTTTGATGTCCATACCTGGCCCGAGCCGCCCGGAGCCGGACTTTAGCCCCATGTGGCGCTGCGCGGGGGTTAAGCGGTAAATCAAATGGCCGCCACCGTCGCCCCGGCCGGACGCGTGCCAGCGGGTTTGCAGCTCCAGGGGCCGTTTGGCGCCGGACCGGACGTCCACGTCGATCACCAGAAAGCCATCCGTGGCCCCGCCGATATTGGCGTCAGGTACGTCGTTGACCCACCGCTCGTACTGCTCCGAGTCCCGCGTCGCCTGCTTCACGCCATTAGTGCCCTCATAGGGCTCTTTGGATCGCGGAGCCAGCGGGAAGATGGCCCAGCCCTGTGTCATGTGAAGCGCTGCACCCTCGAAAATACTGCCGGGCTTCCAATTGGCGACTTGTTCCGCTTGTTCCAGCGAAAGTCTTGCCATGTTATACTCTCCTTGTTCGTTATGCGGTCCCATGGGACCACGAGGACCACTTTATAACTAGCCGGTCGTAGAGTGGTCGCATTAGCTTAGCATATCGTTTCAATTAATAGCTAGGGGTACGAATCGGCCCCCGCACTCAGGTTTTCAGTGGGTGCGGGGGCCGGTTCTTTATCTGGTTAGTACGATTCGTCGGCGGCCGTGCCGGTGGCGCTCTTGCCCCCACCTCCGCTTGACGCGCGGCTGGCCAGCTCCTCCTTGAACGAGGCTGCGGCGGCTTCGGGATCGAAGTCCCACTTCTCCGGGGAGAAAACCATCAAACCGTTAACCTGGTTGCGGAGGTTGCCCGCGTTTTTGCCCTTGGTCTGGATTTCCTGGATCACGGCCAGGACCACCCACTCGCCAAGCATTTCGTCGGTGTCTGAGTCGGCCGTGTAGCCGAACGCCGCGAACGCCTGCGACATGAACGCTTTGGACTTGGGGGAGGTGCTGGTGTTGTTCCACTGGCGTCCCGGAACGCGTGCGCCGTCCTCGTTGTGGAGGTTACCAAACTCCCACGTCCAGTACGGGTATTCGTTCCCTTCGTTCTCCTCTACCTTGACCAGCTGGGCCGCGTACAGCCCGTCGTCCAGAAGCAGTTTTCCGGCGGTCGCGGGGGCGGTCGCCTGAACATCTTTGGCCTGCTGGCCAGTAAGCTTTGGCATTTTGTGTCCTCTGTGTGTTTTCTAGTTGGGTTTTCTTACTGGGCCGACGTAGTGTCGTCGGTCGTCTTTTTGGGCGCCGCCTTGCGACCGGTGGTCTTCAACGCGGCCTTAGCGGCTTCCTTCGCGGCGAGATCGGCGGCCAGCTTCTCAGCGGCTGCAGCCTGCTCGGCATCGAAAGCGATCTGGATCGGGTCGGCATCGGCCGTCAATTCGCCGGTCAGGTACTGCATCAGACGCGGGAAATCGGGTTCGGCCCAGACCTTGGGGAGCAAGCCGAAGCGGTCCTTAGCGCGGGTCCGGCCACTGCGGCGAGTTAACGCCCGGAAGATGTCGTCGTCGGCCTTGTGGGCCGTCACCACATCCACATAGCCGAGGATATCGTTCCGAATCGCGGGAGAAATGTTCGGGACGTTTTCCTGCGTCTGGT